TAACGGCATTGAGATGTATTTACCAATCGCCCAATAGACGGCATTTACAACAACCGCCCCCGCACATCCTTCTTTGATGTGAGGTACATCCTCCGTCGTCGGAATCCATCTATGCTTCGGCTCCACATCGGCAGCTTTCGGATTGTTCATCGCTTCAACACACCGCTGAACAGTTTCAGCATCCAAATCAGCGGGCAATGCCATCAACGCCCTTTTTGCATCAATGCGCTTAATATATTCACTGTTCTTGGGATTCATCTTGTCTACGCAATCCCCGCAACACCACGGGAATGTTGCCAGCTCCCAATATGGGCAATCCCGACATTTTACGGGCATTTTGTCGATGTCATTCATCTGTTGACCTCCCGTTCCACAAAGCAGTTGCTTTTTCTTTGAGTTCTTCGTCGGTCGTTGCCCACGACGGCAGAGTTCCCCGTCCGTCCAACATCAAGCGACGGTCAACAACCTTACCACCAACGGCGGGTCCACGCGCGTGGCAGACATTGCACCGCGCCGTCCATGTGTGTCGTTCGACGCGCCAGTCAAGCCCGTTGAAACCGATAAAACTGCTTTTGCACGTCAGTTTCAGTCGCGATTTCTCCTTGCAGAAAGGGCAGGGCTTCAGCTTCAGTTCGTCATTCGGCATTGCTTTCCTCCTTCTCGTTTGCATCATCCCTGTTAATTGCTTGCCTTCTTATCTCAAGACTTGTCACTTCGTCCCTGTAGTTAGCTTCCATCCACGCTTTTACAAAGAGCACTGCATTATCAAGGCTCATGTCGCTTGCGATCAACTGAACAAATCTGTCACCTACTCGCTCATAAACCTGAAAAACGTCTTCCCACATAATTAATTTTCCTCCCACTTCGTGTTCCGCATCTGCTGTTCGGATGGGCGGGAAGTCCAGCACCGCCAACCGCTGTTCATCCCAAACCAGATTCCCCTGTTATAATCACCTCGATCCCTGAACCACTTTATACCGCTGTCTGTAGTCAGGGCAAATGAATCCCGGAAGCCTTCAATCGCGCGAACATTGACATATTCGAGGGATAACCTGTTTTCATTTGTTGAGTTGAATTCCACCCAAACAAACCCTTTGGAAGTCTCAACCTCTTTGAACGTCAGCACCCGCGCCTCCTGCTCCCGGAGTAGAGCGAGAGCACCGTAAATGTACCGCCTATATCTATCGTTCACCCCGGTACACCCTCCGACAACAATCCAGTCGAGCAGCCCATCCATAACCTCCTGTCTCGTCAGCCCGATTTCAGCCACCGCCGCCAAAACCTGAGATTTTAGATAGTCTGTGTTGACCCCGTTGTAAGCGTTCCGCACAATCTCAAACAGTTTGTCCTCATTCATTCCACTTCACCGCCTTTCCGCAGTTTGGACAAAATTTCGGATGCCCTACTAAATTAAAGCGACACGCGCCGCACCAAAAATCAGACACGGCAATACCGATCCTGTCCGCGAATTTCTTCTGCTCTGTCGTAGACCTAATCGGCTTGATACTTTCGTTCTGCTCTTTCAGCCAGGCAATCGCTGCCCGGATTTCGTCGCAATAATCATACTGCGTTTCGGTGCATACCGGAGAGATAAGATATTCCAACGCCTCAATAACGTCTTCTCTGCTGTAATCTATCATACTACAAACTCCTTTCCATACATCCACTTGTATAACTCCCTCTGACACGCAAAGCACAGTTCCAACTCTTTGTCTCCATATAAACCATACCTTTTGATCCCGGTAAAAATCAGGGGGAGCTTTTTAGCCTCTTCAAATGTATCTGCGTCGCAGTAAATTGTCTTCCCGCACCTATCGCAAGTGCAAATCGTTCGTTTCACTCGTATCCTCCTTTATAACGGCAACGTCAAAACTGGAATCTCAACCTTTACCTCACAGGATACTTTGGTATCATCGTCACAAAATGCCGTCTCCACCTTGAACTTAATTTCTTTTACATCAATATCCCCGTAACATTTATACATCTCTTTAGAAATGATCTCTTTCAGTTCTTCTTCCGACAGTTTGACAACCCCTTCTGCCATCCTCATTTTACCACCTCGAATCTTCCTCTCTCCGTCCTCCGAACAAACCCGCCCTCAACCAGAAGCCGGAGCCGCCGAAACAGCTCCGCTTCCTCAGTCTCTCCGGGAAACCAGTTGGCAATCGTCCGGAAGTGAACCGGTTTGCCGACCGCCTTTAAGTAATCCAGAATTTCAATGTTCTGCATCGTCCATGCCTCCCGTCATATCCATACTGATCTGCGAAGCGTTCCCCATCTCCGCCTGTTTCAGATTCTCACAGGCCAGATTGTAGTAACTCTCTTTCAGTTCAATCCCAATGTGCCGCCGTCCCATGAGAAGAGCCTGATACCCCGTGGATCCGATTCCGTCAAACGGATCAAGGACAATATCCCCCGGATTGGACCAGAGTTCCACGCAGCGTTCAATAACCGGAAGCTGAAGCGGACAGACATGACGTTCATCCTTCTCTTCCCGAGCCGCTTCCCGGTTCAGCGTCGCGCTTTGATTGATGTCCCACCAAACCGGAGAAGCGTATTCGCCCCAGATCGGAGAGGCTACTTCCTGCCAATGGCTCACCGGGTAGGTTTCGTTCGTATGCTCCACCCGCTCGGGATTCTCACCCGGCTTGCGGAATGTAACCACATAATCAGGAATCCCCATCCGGCTCATGCAAGAGTCTTTCTTAATCTGCTTATGCAGAAGCCCGAGAGCTTTCGTCCTCTGCATCGCCGTTACCGGATTCTTCCAGATGCACACCTCCGAATGATAGATAAATCCGACGCTCTGCATCCACCGTATCACGTCGCCCCGGAAATCCCGGATCCCGATAAATCCGTCCCGCTCCTTGCTTGTCGGAAGGTTCATGCAATGAATACAGACGTTGCGCCCCGGCATCATAACCCGGAACCACTCCCGCGCAAGAAACTGATACTGTTCCTCAAACTCTTCATAGGTCCGGCTGTTCCCCATGTCCCGGTCGCTGGCCGAATAGGTATAGAGCGACGCGAAGGGAATAGACGTAACCGACAGATGAATGCTGTCGGACGGAATCCCCTTCAGAACATCCACACAGTCCCCGTGATAGATGCAGAAGTTCTCGCCTTCGTACTGATTCAGAACCTTCACCGTCATTACTTTGTTTTCCATTATGCAATACTCCTTAACCATTTCGGTATTTTCATCTCAATCTGCGGATTGTACGGAATCGACATTCGCACCGTCCCGCGAATCTCCTTTTCAAGAATCTCCTGTGTCCGCTTCACCATCTCACGGATCATCTTTTCTGCCCTGCGTTCCTTTTCCTCCACGTTGGCCTTGACCGCTCCTTCCGCTTCGGACGTGATAATGTAGACGTAAACCGGATGCTCCTGACCGTACCGCCAACACCGCCGAATCGCCTGATAAAGCATCTCGTAGGAATCGCTCAGACCCACGAAAATCATGTTGTGACAGCCCTGCATATTAAGTCCCCAGCCCGCGATGGAGGGCTTCGTGACAAGAACCTTCGCGTCGCCGACAATAAACCGGTTCAGCCGTTCCGCCTTAACTTCCGGCTCGTCGCTTCCCCGCACTTCAATCGCCCCCGGTATCAGCTCTGTCAGTTTTTCGCTCTCCGCGTTTAGGTCGCACCAGATCAGCCATTGTTCGTCCGGTTCAGCCGCCACAAGCTCCGCCGCCTTTTCACAGCGCGGAATCAGGCTGTTCCGTCGTGCATCCCTTCTTTCGGTTAAAGTCTGCGCTTCAATGGCGAACATAGAAATCGTACCGTCCGAAGATTCAAATACTTCGTCCGTCTTTACCATGATTTCAATGGTTTCCTTATCCGGAAGGATAAATCCGTCATCGTCATAACCGAGATCGGAAGGCTTCGTCAGAACCACCGCCCAGGTCGCAACCCACTCCCAGAAGCGTTCCTCCGCGTGACCTTTCAGCCGCCATTTGGAAGTCTCACCGCCGTCGTGGGTAAAGTACATCGCCAGCATCTCCGTCCGGCTCATGACCCCGAGAAATTCGCACTGATTCCCGAGTTCCATATAGTCGTTCGGAGACGGCGTGGCCGTGCAGGACAGCTTGTATTCCGTCCGGTCGAACATCTCAATGATCTCATTCCGAATTTTGCCGCTGTAACATTTGAGAATACTGGATTCGTCAATCACTACCCCCCCGAACACCGAAGCGTCAAAGTGCTCCAGCATTTCGTAGTTCGTAACGTTGATCCCCCCGGTCACATCCTCGTGCTTCCGGCAGACCTTCACCTCATAGCCGAACTTCTGTCCTTCCCGTTTGGTCTGCTCCGCAACGGCAAGTGGGCAGACAATCAGAACCGGCTTCCCTGTGTAATTGCATACTTCATACGCCCAATTGAGCTGCATAGGCGTCTTTCCCATCCCGCAATCCGCGAAGATCGCCGCCCGTCCTTTCCGCAAAGCCCAGCGCACAATGTCCCGCTGATATTCAAACAGCATCGGATTCAGCTCATCTTTTCCGATCTCAAACCCGCTCGAAATCGCCGTCGCCGCTTTGGATTCCAAAAATTTCTCGTAGTCCGTCATATTCCTCCACCAAAGAGGACCGCCGAAGCGGTCCCCATATCATGTAATTCTCTTCTGCGTCACCACCGAAGCCGTTGAAACATCATTCTGCATTGTCCTTAAGGTGGATGATAATGCGCTTAATTTCCGAATCAATCTGTCGGCTTCGTCTTCCGTAATCCCTGCCCGATACAAACTGGCTATCGTGTTGGCGAACTCGTTCTCAATATCCCCTTCTGTAACAGGTTTTCGCGCCTTCTCAACCGTACTCCCCCTCTTCGGCGGATCCGGCTTCCTCTCCGGCGTCTCCGTCGGACGATAGGCGTTCGTCACTATACTGACGTTATCTCTTTTCTCCGGGATCTCCCGCACGAACCACCAGACCAGCTCTTCCAGCCTATATTCGTCCCGCAGAATCACCCCAAGCAGACCCCGCCATAGTCGATACGCGAAGTCCACCGCCACAAGCCGCAAAGCGCATTCGTACTCGGCTTCCTGCCCGATGAACTCCCCGTCACGGAAAACGTCGTACCGAAGGTGAGAGAGCAAAGCGTATTTATGATACGCATATATGTGTTCTATCGCATATTCCGTCCCCCGTCGAAAGAGGGAGGAGAACCGGATCTCCGTCCTCCCCCTCACGACCTCTGTAGATTCATACACGCCGGATGTCATATCTCAAAGATCTCCGCAAAATACGGAACTTCACGGACAATCGTTTGACAGAATTCACGCCACTCTTTCAAGCGATGGTTCTTCCTTCCCTGATACATATTCCAGAGAACCTCGTAATTCATGCTCCACGTTCGTTTCTGATTGTACGATTGCGGGAGAAGCTGAATCATTTGATCCCAATATGCCTCATTACCCGTTTCAAGATATAATTCTCTGCAACGATTTAATGCCGGGATGGTATAGTCCACAAGGAATCCAAGCGGCTGAACAGTATTGTTGAATAATCCTCCGTCACTCTCAACTGTAAACAAGTCACATTCGCAGTTCAACAATCTATCCCAACTAAAATCGTCAAGAACGAATTCCTTCTTGTGAATCGTGTGCATTGTGCTACATGAATTCGTGACTGTACTAACCTTGTATTGATCGGCTTCGGCCCACCAGTAGCGCGGTGCGGTCACATCCATAATCACCGGCAGCTGACGCAGAAACTTCCGATGATCGCTCCCGGCTTTGGCCAGCTTTCGCATCAGAGCCATATCCGCCTCTCCAATGTCAACGAAAGGTTCATTGACTTCATCGGAAAAGCACACTTCACTGTCTGACTTCGCCCAACTATTCATCGGGTTCCTCATCCCCCGAATGACAGCCTTCCATTGATGCATAGACGGTCCCACAATCCGTTCAATCTTGATGCTCATTCTTTTCCTCCATTTCTGAAATCAGCGCGTTCCCACAGGTAATCCGGTCGCCGTCCTCTTCCGCGCTGGGTACAAAAACAATCACGTCCCAGCCTTGTGCCAGAAGCGGTTCTTCAAATTTGCGGTAAACGTCGTAATCTTCGTAACTGGATCCAACGTCAAATCCGTTCTGTACCGCACTCTTCGTCTGATGAATAGGCGTCAGCTTGACAATAAACTTTTCATTGTCGAAATATTCCAAGAGTTTTTCCGCGTCCAGAATCGTGTCGTTTGTGACCGCAAAGTTCAGCGTGTACTTTCGCCCCACCGGATCGGGAAGAACGTCCGCAACGTAGGAAATCTCTTTCAGCGACAGGCTCATTCCCCCGAACTGTGCTTCGCGCTGATGATCGTCCGTGCTGTTGATGGAAAACTGCAAACCCGCTTCTCCGCGGAAGAGCTGATTTTTCGCCAGACACCATTCACGCAGAAAATCAAGCAGAAAACGGTTATTAGCCGGAAGCATTGTAGAAACCACGGGATGAATCACATCCGCCCGAATGTGCGTGTTGACTTGTCTGTACAAATCGTTTTCAATGTACGAAATCACATTCCAGTTGAAGGTTGGCTCTCCCATCCGCGCCACATGGAGATTAAATCTCTTTGTGTGCTCAACCGGTTCTCCCGTAAGTATTGTACCGACCTGATAACTCAGTTCGCCCCGTTTTACGTTTCCGTGAAATCCATATTTAGGGCAATCGCAAAACCGGCATTTCATGGGACATCCCTTCTGAGAACTGATGGTTGCAACCCATTTCTCTTCCAGATTCACCTTCGTGTTTTGAACGCCGTGAATCTCTTTGGTATATCCCAAAAAATCCGCCTTGATATTGTTCTCTTTTCCATAATCGCCCACCGTCAGAAATTCAAGCTGTCGTTCGCGGTCAACATAAATCTTTCCGGTGTGCGTATGGATAACTTTCAAATTACCCATTTTCCTCTTCTCCCTCTTTCTTCGCGGGAATTGTCCCTAAGAACTTAATTTCGCCGCCGCTCTCTAAGTAATAATATCCCGCGTCCTGCCTCAGCTTGCTTTTCTCTTCCTTTTCCTTCTTAAGCTCCTTCGCCGCCTCTTCCTGTTTTTGATCCGCGTCTCCTGCAACCACGAGACAGCAGTAGCAGAAGACCGCGCAAACCACCGCCAGTCCGAGACAGACGAGAATTACGATTAGCTCTTCCCGCATCTCACTCCCGCCATCTTTTCCATAAGTTTAATGAATATCAACATACTTAACCGGACTTTCATTTCGCTTTATTGCTTCTACGCCGTCAACGCAAAGCCAATCGTTGTCAAATTGGTCTCGCACAACAAAAGCCCAACTGTTTTTATCATCCCAGTATTCGTCCGCCGCAATCTTTCTTGGGTTGTTTCCCCATTCGGCTTTCGCTTCCGGAAGATTGTCGTTTATCGCGTCGAACTCCAACCCGAACGCTCTGCAAGCTTCAACAGCCGCATCCAGCTCCGCTTCCTCCCGGCACGTCCAGAGGATCAGCTTGTCCCCTTTGGCTTTCCGCGCTTTCGCCAGCTCAATCACCGGGAGGATGGGACGGACCAGCCGAGGCCAGTCCGTTTCCCAAAGCGTTCCGTCGAAGTCAATGGCGATGACCTTGTAGCTCCGTTCACCGCTCATTTTGTCCCTCCGATGGAATCCACAATCTCCTTGATCCCGATAAGCGCGGAATATCCCTCACCGTCTCCGGATGTGATGATCGTCTTGACGGATCCGTTAATAGCAGAAACCGCCTTTTCCTGTACATCCAGTTCCCGGTCACGGAAATATTCTTCCGTCAGGGTCTTCTGGCTTTCAAGTTCCGCTTCCTTTTTAAGCTGCGCTTCTTCAACCTTCATGCGGGCAATTTCGACCTGTGTCCGCTGTTCCGCTTCTTTCTCTTCGCGCTTGATCCGGGCGACCTCCGCTTCGGACTTCTGCGCTTCAATCTGCGCCTGGGCCTGTTTTTCGACCTCATAGGCTTTGGCGTCCGCTTCCGCCTGACGCAGAATTGTATTCTTTTCGCTCTGTGCTTTCTGCTGATCGACTACCTGCTGATTGATTTCGTCCTGCTTTGCCCGTTCCAGCTTCGCAAGTTCAACCTCGTTCTGCGCTTCCGTCTTCGCGTCAATCTTAAGCTGAATGTCTTCGGGAAGTACCAACGTCCCGAGTTCAAACCGGATAAGGTCCACGCCGTAAACATCATTCAGAACCCCTTTCAGCACATCGAAAACTTTCTGCTGAATCTCGGTGCGGCTTGCCTGAATATCATATACAGAATACTCCTGTGTTACGCCGTTTAATTTGCCCTTGCTTAAGCCGTAAATATCGTTGTCGATAATGCTGTCAAACGATTTTGTACCGAACGACTTGATAATCTTTCCAATGTCCACGGGACGAACACTGATATAAATATCCGCGTCAATCGCTTTGCCCTCCCGAGACGCTATCTGCATGGACATATCCTCTTTGTTGTCGCCCTCTTCAAGACACGTCCAGTTTTTCGATATAATTGTAGTGGGATAAGTCAGAACATCCTGCGTAACCGGATTGATCGCAATTCGCCCCGTTTTCTGCATATTGAGAACCGAAGTCCCGGCGATAACATCGTCGTCCGGTCCGGCTGTCCTGTCATATACATATCCTACATACCCGGCGGGAATAGTCTCATGCGTCGCCGCATAAACGATAAGTCCGCCAACCAGACAGACCAGAATCAAAACCAAAGCGGTAATAAACTTCTTCATTCTTCGTCTCCTTTGTCATCCGTATTTTCTTCATTTTCCTTTTTTGTCGCCTGTTTGTACCACCCGTAAATCTCATTGCGGAAGCACAGGGCAACGATTACAGCGGCCACCAGAAAAATAACGATAGCTCTTATCGGCATTTTCGTCTCCTCCGTCAGAAGGGGAGTTCCTGATCGTCCCCGACATCCTCAAACTTCGGCGCACTCTCCGCCGTAGCCTTATACGCATCCGGCACATACGCCGCCCCTCCGTTCTGCGCCGTCGGGCTGAACCCCGTCCGCTCTTCCATCTCGGACTTGGAGTCCACGAAATGCGCGTTATCCACCTGAACTTCCAGTACCGTCCGCTTCTGTCCGTCCTGCGTCTCCCACGACCTCTGCTGAAGCGTACCCTCCACGAAGATCGAGGACGCCTTTTTGAAGTACCGGCTGATGAACTCCGCCGTCTGTCTCCATGCCGTGCAGTTAATGAAATCCGCCTTGTTGTCCCCATCCTTCCCGGCTCTGCGGTTCACCGCCACCGTAAAGGAACACACGGAAATCCCCGAGGGGGTGGTCTTCAGCTCCGGGTCCTGAGTGATTCTTCCGCCGATGTAAGCTCTCGCCACATTAAAACTTGCCATTTTGTAAAATCTCCTTTATTTATTCCTGATTTTTTGGACTGTAATTAAAGTTTTACGCCTAAATTTTCAATAGCCCGGATCCTCCCGCGCATCGACGTATAAACCATGCTGTCTTTCCCCACATCGCAGTCAAGATAGAGCCGCATCACCCGAGCCCATTCTTCCTGAATCCGCCGGTAAACCCACGTCAGAACCTCTCCCCCGTTCCCGTAGGTATGCCAAAGGTGGAGAAGCATCGCGTACCAGTATGCCCGCGTAATCATTCGCATGGATTCCAGCTCTTCAAACCGGTACTTCCGCATCTTCCGGTCGGCCAGGTTCCGCCACCCGGAGAAGTCGGGAGACAGCGCGTATTCGCGTTCGATTTCGTCCAGCGGAACCCCGAGCGCGTCCACCTGAATCCGCATCCCGTGGTAAAGCGTCGGCACGTTGTCCGGGTTCATCCCCTCTTCGGGAGGATTCCCGCCGTAATGTTCGTACCATTCCGTGATCTCCTCGTAAGCCCCCCGCACAAGTCGGTCGAGCCTCCGCTTGCCGAAATTCCACTTGTTCCGGCAGATCGTACACCCCAGCGCAATGGCGAAGGTAATCATCTGCATCCGCTGTTCCTTCATGCCCTCCTGCTTTGCTTCAAACCGCGCCCGGTTTACATTAACCTTCACCGTCCTCCCCCTCTTTCAGCATCACCTTCTCAATCTGCTTCTGCCTGTATTCTGCGCGGGTCTTCATTTCCGCCGTAATCCACGCGAGAACGTCGCTCCATTCGGGGATAAACCGCGTGTCAAACTCATATTGCCGTCCCCGATAGACGTATTCCTCCACCGCCGTCCGCATCTTGGAAAGCGTCTCGCTGCTCATATATCCGACGCGTGGCTTCAGAATCTTCATGACCGCCTCCACCACGTCCCCTTCCTTTAGGCACAGCGCGTATTTCATCGCCGCCCAGAGAACCGTTTCGTACCGGCAGTCAATCATCTCCGAAATAACGTTCATACCGTCCGCGCTCGTACTCTCATCCGGGTAAATACGCATCAATCCACCTCCATTCTGATTTGACCCGTTTCTTTTTTTGCTTCATCCATACGCTTTTTCTTGTATGCGACATATTGCTCCCTATACCGGTAGCTGTCACCGAAAATCGCCCATGCCGCCTTGACGACATTCGGCTCA